CTGGCTGCCCCAATCTCGTTGAACGTGGCACCCGGTATTGTGACGTCCACGAACGGGAGCGCCAACAACGGGTGGATGCAAAGCGCCCCCCCTCTTCCCAGCGAGGATATGGCCCCCAATGGCAGGCCATACGTGCTGAGTATCTCGCACACAATCCAATGTGTGCTGTGTGTGGCGAGAAAGCAACGCAAGTTCATCATGTTGTTTCGCTGCGGGCTGGCGGAACAAATGAATGGAGCAACCTCCAATCTATATGTCATTCCTGTCATAGTCGCCATACAGCCACACACGATGGGGGATTTGGCAATGGGTAGGGGCGTCGGAATCGCTGGCGCCGAAAACTTTCCAAACCGCGCGGGCAGTAGGATTTTTTTCTGTACGGGTTTGGGGTTGGCCAGGGGAGGCGCGAAATAATGCCCGGACCACCTCCCAAACGGCCCGAGTTGAGGCAGCGGAGGAACAAATCGGCGTCGCGTGCGCTGTTGCCGGCGGAGTCGATGCCGATTGAGAAGGCGCCGAGGATGCCGAATCATCCCGCGGGCGACGGCTGGCACAATATGGCGCGGCGGTGGTGGTCGGATGTGTGGTCGAGCCCGATGCACTATGAGTTTTTGCGTGGGGATTTGCCGGCGCTGTTCCGGTTGGTGCTGCTAGTGGACCAGTTTTGGCGGTCGGGTGAGTTGGAGTTGGCGCGGGAGATCCGGCTGTTGGAGCGGGAGTTTGGTTTGACGCCGCTTTCACGGCGGCGGTTGGAGTGGTCGGTGGCGCAGGCGGAGGAGGCTAAGGACCGGCACCAGGAGCGGCGCGTGAGGCGGGCGGTGGTGATCGAGGATGATCCGCGTGAGGTGCTGGAATCGTGACGACGTTGGTTGTGCCTTCGGACAAGGATCCGTTTCCCTCCCTCGGCGGGCAGGTGTGCGCTTTCATCGAGAGCTACCTGGTGCACGGGCCGGGGGATCTGCGGGGGATGCCGGTGCAACTGGACGAGGAGAAGCGGGCGCTGATCTGGCGGATGTATGAGGTGTTTCCGCCGGGGCACGAGCAGGCGGGACGGCGCCGGTTTAAGCGGGTGGCCTTGTCGCTGCGGAAGGGGAGCGCGAAAACTGAGCTGGCGGCGTTGATTGCGGCTGTGGAGCTTCACCCGGAGGGCCCTGTGCGGTGTGACGGGTTCGATGCTCATGGTAAGCCGGTGGGGGTGGGGGTGACTGATCCTTATATCCCGCTGGTGGCTTATACGGAAGAGCAGTCGGACGAATTGGCGTATGGTGCGCTGCGGGTGATCCTGGCCTACAGTTCGCTGGCGGATGATTTTGACATTGGGATCGAGCGGATTATGCGGATCGGCGGGGACGGGAAGGCGGTCAGTTTGGCGACGTCGCCGGACGCGCGGGACGGCGCGCGTACTACGTTTCAGGTGTGTGACGAGACGCATCGATGGAGCTCCCCCAGGTTGAAGTCGGCGCATAGGACGATGCTGGCTAATATCCCGAAGCGGTATCTGTCGGATGCGTGGTCGTTGGAGGTTACTACGGCGCCGGCTCCGGGCGAGGGCAGCGTGGCCGAGGATACTATGGATTATGCGCGGCAGGTGGCGGGGGGTAAGATCGAGGATAGCCGGCTGTTTTTCTTTCATCGGCAGGCGAGTGACGAGCACGACCTGAGCACCCCGGCCGGGGTGCGGGCGGCGGTGATCGAGGCGAGCGGGCCGGTGGCTGAATGGAGTGACATCGACGGGATCGTGGAGCAGTGGCGGGATCCCACGTCGGATAAAACGTACCTTGAGCGGGTGTGGTTGAACCGGTTGGTGCGGGCGTCGGAGCGGGCGTTCGATATTGAGCGTTGGAAAGAGCTAGAAGATGCGACTTATTTGCCGGCAGACGGCGCGCTGATTTCTCTCGGGTTCGACGGGGCGCGGTGGCACGATGCCACGGCGCTGGTGGCGACCGAGATCGAGACGGGGTTCCAGTGGCTGTGTGGCCTGTGGGAGCGGCCGGAGAACGTGCAGGAGTGGGAGGTGCCGGCCGAGGACGTGAATGCGGTGGTGGCGGCGGTTTTTGCGCGCTGGGACGTGTGGCGCATGTATTGCGACCCGCCGTATTGGGAATCGACAGTCGCACAGTGGGCGGGCCAGTATGGGGAGAAGCGGGTGATCGAGTGGTGGACGAATCGGCAAAAGCAAATGGCCTACGCTATTAAGGCGTTCGAGACGGCGATTCAGTCGGGCGAGCTGCTGCACGATGGGAATCCGCATTTGCAGCGGCACATGGGGAATGCGGTGCGGAAGATGCTCAAAATGAGGGATGATCAGGGCAAGCCGCTGTGGACGATTTATAAGGAGCGGCCGGACTCGCCTCACAAGATCGACGCGGCGATGGCGGCGATTTTATCATGGGAGGCGCGGGGGGATGGGCTGGCGGCCGGGGTGGTGCGGCAGCGGGGGCCGAGCGTGTACGAGTCGCGCGGGATGGTGGTGGCTTGAGCGTGAGTTATTTGGAATCGCGGTTTAAGATTATTTGGCGGGGGGTGGCGCCGAAGGGCGTCCCGGCACCAGTGAAGGAGCATCAGTTCCACCCTAAGCGGAAGTGGCGCTTTGATTTTGCCTGGCCGGAGCGGATGGTGGCGGTGGAGATCGACGGCGGGCAGTGGAAAAAGGGTGGCGGGCGGCACAACCGGGACAGCGACCGGGAGAAGTTGAACGCGGCGGCGGCGCTGGGCTGGCGGGTGTTGCGGTACAGCGGGACTATGCTGAATGATCCGGCGTCTGTGGTCGGGCAGATCGTGGAGGCGTTGGGGGTATGATCAGGCTTTTCCGGCGTTACCCGGAGCTGCGCACAGTGATCGTGAATTTGCGGTCGGGAACAGCTTTTAAGGCTGTGGTGTGGCGGCACGATGGGCCGTATCTGGTATTGCGTAATGCTGAGATGTTGAGTGACCGGGATACGGCGGCCCGCAAGACGGTCGACGGCGAGGTGCTGGTGAAGGTGGCCGACGTGGATTTCTTACAGGTGGTGGCGTGATGGCGACAATCCAAAGTTTAGGCGAGATTCAGAGTATCACGACGCCGTGGTCGACGAGTATCACGTATTCGGGCGTGCGGATGTATGACAGCTTTAATTATGATTATGCGGCGCTGTACAAATTGCAGCCGAATATTCGGACGTGCGTGGATTTCCTGGCCAGGAACATCGCCCAGCTCGGGCTGCATATTTTCAGGCGGGTGAGCGACACGGACCGTGAGCGGCTGAACGATCACCCGTTGGCGGATTTGATAGGCCAGCCGTTGCCGCCGGCGTTTAAGGTGACCCGATACCGGCTGATCGAGTCACTTATTTCTGACCTGGGGATCTACTTTAATGCGTATTGGCTGAAAATTTACCAGGATGGGCGGACGGCCGGGCTGCTGCGGATCCCGCCACCGTACATGACGGTGAAGGGGAATTTGGTGATTTCAGGGTACGAGATGAATCTGGGCGGGCGGCTGTACGAGTTCGAGCCGGAGCAGATCGTGCATTTTAGAGGGTACAACTCGGAGAATGCGATCAGCGGGCTGAGTCCGTTGGAGACGTTGCGCAGGGTGCTGGCGGAGGAGCACGCGGCCGGGAAGTATCGGGAGGGGTTCTGGCAGAATGCGGCGCGGATGAATGGGATCGTGAAGCGGCCAGTCGAGGCGCCGGAGTGGAGCGAGACGGCGCGGGCTAGGTTCAAGGCGGAGTTTGAGCAGTTGTATTCTGGCGCTGACAACAGCGGGAAAACAGCCGTCCTCGAGGAAGGTATGGAGTGGGAAGGGGTCAGTTTTAACGCGCAGGAAAGTGAGTATCTGGCGGGCCGGAAATTGACGCGGGAGGAGTGCGCGCGGGCGTATCATATCCCGCTGCCGATGGTTGGGATCCTGGATCACGCGACGTTTTCGAATATCAAAGAGCAGCACAAGCAGCTCTACCAGGATAGCTTGGGGCCGTGGCTGGCGATGATCGAAGGGGATATTGATTTGCAGTTGCTCCCGGATTTCTCTGACTCGGAGGGGGTGTACAGCGAGTTTAATATTGCGGAGAAATTGCAGGGGGATTTCGAGGACCAGATCCAGGCATTACAGGCGGCGGTGGGCCGGCCGTGGATGACGGCCAACGAGGCGCGGGCGCGGTTGAATTTGCCGAGCTTGGGCGGGGATGCTGATTTGCTGGTCACCCCGCTGAATGTCCTGGTGGGGGGGCAGGCGAGCCCGCAGGATAGCGCCCCGCAGAGCAGGGGGCTGTTGGGGGATGGGCGGAAGCGGTTCGACCCGCGGTCGCCGGCGCTGCGGGACCGGCACCAGGAGAAATGGCGGGATGCGTTGGCGCGGCACTATCGCCGGCAGGAGGCGGCGGTGCTAAGCCGGATGCCGAAGGGCCGGAAGCTGGACATCGGCGGGATCTGGTGGGACGAGGAACGCTGGAACGTGGAGCTGAGTACGGATTTGTTCCGGTTGAATAATTTGACGGCGATGGCGTTCGCGGAGCGACTGCTGGAGCAGGTGGAGCCGGACGACGTGGATATGGAGGCGTTCGAGGCCAATATGTTGCCGTGGCTGGAGGAGCATAGCCGGATCCAGGCGGAGAGTTTCAACGAGCAGACGCGGGAGGCGTTGGCGGCGGCGTTGCGGGAGCCGGAGCAACGGGACGCGGTGGTGGATCTGTTTGCGGCGGCGGCGACGACGTGGGCCTGGAGGCAGGCGGTGGGGTCGGTGACGAGCGCCAGTTCCTTCGGGTCGATGGAGGCGGCGCGGGCGGGGAAGCTGCGGACGAAGACATGGCACGTGAATTCCAGTAATCCGCGCGATAGCCATTCGGCCCAGGATGGGATGACGATCAACATTCGGGACACGTTCCCGAATGGGTTGCGCTGGCCGGGGGACCCGAGGGGATCAGCGGATGAAAATGCGATGTGCCAGTGTACGATCAGTTTCGATGTGTGAGGTGAGAGATGCCGTGGACGTACGATGATCCGCCGGCAGTAGCGATCAATTGGACGGAGGCCGAGCAGCGCCGATGTGTGGACGCGGCTAATGCGGTGCTGGAGCGGGGCGGATCGGATGAGGATGCTATTTATGCCTGTATTGCAGCGGCAGGCAAAAGGAGAGATGGGATGAAGACTAAACGATTTCAGGCGCCAATTGAGTTGAAAGAGAACTCGGACGAAACGGGCGAGTTCAGGGCGGTGTTTTCGACGTTCAACGTGATCGACCACGACCGGGACGTGACCGTTCCGGGGGCGTTTCACGACGGGGAGAAGGTGCGAGTTTCTTATTGGGGCCATCGCTGGCAAGATTTGCCTGTGGGCCGGGGTGTGATTCACCAGGACGACGAAAAAGCGTGGATCGACGGGAAATTTTTCCTGGATACCCAGGCGGGCCGCGATACCTATCGCACGGTGAAGAACCTGGCGGAGCTACAGGAATGGAGCTATGGGTTCGACGTGGAGGAGGCCGAGTACGGCACGTTTGAAGGTGAGGACGTGCAGTTCTTGCGGAGCCTGGAAGTGTTTGAGGTGTCGCCGGTCATGCTGGGCGCCGGGATCGGGACCGGCACGACCGATATAAAAGATCGTGACAAGGCGGGCGATGACGAAGGCGAGGCCGGGGACGGTAAGCTGAGCGGCGTCGGGCCGGACGTTGTGCGTTATCAAATTGAGATTGTTGAATTGGAGGAATCATGAACATCAAGGAGTTTTTGGAGAAACTGAAGAAGCTAGGCTTGAAGGAGCTGGCGGATGGGTTGAAGGCTGCGCTCACTGAGGCGCGGGATATCTGTGACAGCGTGGACCAGGAGGACCGCGATTTCACGACCGAGGAACGGAAGATGGTCGCGGATCTGTTGGATGGCGCCAAGCAGATCAAGGCGCGGATCAAGGAAGTGCAGGACGACCAGGCGATGCGCAAGCAGGTCCTGGAGCTGGGGCAGGGGATCGAGATCATCGACTCGAACGGCGGGCAGCCGGGCGGGAACGGGCGGAAGGCGGATCCGTTCCGCGACGAGCTGCGGTACGAGACGCTGGGTGATGCGTTCGTCAAATCGAAGGAATGGAACGACTGGCTGTCCACGGTGGCCCCGAGCGGGCACATTGCTGAGAGCCGGAAGGGACTGACGTCCCCGCCGCTGGAGTTTAAGCGGTTCGGGTTGTTTCGGAAAACGCTGGTCACCGGGTCGAGCGATACGAGCGCGGGCGCGTTCGTGGTGCCGGATTACACGGGCATTTACGAGCCGCTGGGGCGATATCCGCTGACGCTGCGGGATCTGGTGGCCGTGCGCCAAACGACCAGTGACACGGTGGAGTTTGTGCGCCAAACGACCCAGGTCACACAGGCGGCGCCGGTGCCAGAGGCGAACGTAACGGATTACTCGGGCGCCTCGGGTGAGGTGAGCGGGGAGAAGCCGGAAGGCGCGATGGCTTTCGAGCGGGTGACCGAGAGCGTGAAGACGATCGCGGTGTGGATCCCGGCGACGAAGCGCGCGTTGTCGGATGCGATGCAGTTGCGCGGGCTGATCGACCAGGAGCTGCGGGAGGACCTGGCGGAGGAGCTGGAAGACCAGATCCTGAACGGGAACGGGGTCGGTGAGAATTTCACCGGGCTGGCCAACACGTCGGGGACGCTGGTGCAGGCGTTCGACACGGACATCAACGTAACCGGACGCAAGGCGATCACTAACTTGCTGCTCAACGGAAAGCAGCGTCCGACTGCCTGGCTGGTGAATCCGATGGACTGGGAGGCTATCGAGCTGCAAACCGATAGCGAGGGCCGATACTTTTGGGGCGGTCCTATGGCGCGCGGCCCGGCGACGTTCTGGGGTGTGCCGGTGGTCCAATCGTTTTTCCAGACTCAGGGCACGGCATGGCTGGGTAACTGGATGAAGGCGGTGGTCTGGGACCGGGAGCAGGCGGGGATCAGCGTGAGTGATTCCCACGCCGACTTTTTCATCAGGAATATGATCGCTATCCTGGCGGAGATGCGGGCCGCGTTCGGTGTGATCCGGCCGAGTGGATTCGTCGAGGTGGATCTGAGCGGCGGCAGCTAGTTTGTCGCTTCCCCTCTAGATTGGGGCTGCCTGGCGGCGCCGGCGCTTGCCCGGGCGGCCCCAATGAGGAGATCCTTCGACAAGCTCAGGATGACGGAATTCGTGGGTTAGCAGTGACGCTCCCCCCACTTACGTGGGGGGCTTCGGAATATGATTGTTAATGCGGTGTGTCGGAATTTTGGGGATGACCGGGTGATACCTAGGTTTGCGCGGTATCTGCGGGATTTTCTGGGCTGGCGGCTGACTAAGCGGCCGGTGGATCCGGGCCAGGTGGATGCGTATTATTTGAGCGGGTATTTTGAGGCTCAGTTTATGCGGCCGTGGCCGGAGGGGCGGCCGGTGGGGGCGTATTTCACCCACCGGGAGGAGGAGCCGCCGGGGAATGCGAAGGCCAAGCTGTATGATAATGTGGCGGGCCGGGTGGATCTGCGGATTGCGACGGCGGCGATGTATGCGGGGCCGCTGGTGGAGTATGGGGCGACGGCGCAGATTACGCCTCCCGTTGAACGTGGACGATTTGTGATTCCGAAGGGCCCTTCAACGGGCTCAGGGCGACTGGCGGTGGGGTTCAGCGGGTACACGTACCGGAATGGGCGGAAGGGGGAGGCGCTGGCCAGGGCGCTGGTGGGATCGAATCTGGCCAGGAAGGTGGACTGGCGGGCGTCGGGGAGGGGGTGGCCAGTGCCGACGCGGAAGTACCGGTGGGAGGAGATGCCGGGATTCTACCAGAGCCTGGACGTGCTGGTAGTGACGAGTTCGGTGGAGGGGGTGCCGATGCCGCCGCTGGAGTGTTTGAGCTGCGGGGTTAGTGTGGTGATCCCGCGGGGCGTGGGGCTGCTGGACGAGCTGCCAGAAGAGCCTGGAATATACCGGTACGAGAAAAATCAGGCTAAATCGTGCCTTTCTGCGCTCAGGAAGGCTCTGGGAGAGCGCAGGGACGTAAATCGGGAGAAATTGAGGGAAACGACGGCGCCGTACACGATTACGGCGTGGTGTGAGCAGCACAGGCAGGCTTTTGCGGAGGTGATGTTGTGAGTCGTGGTATTTTTTGTGTGGCGTTCGGGGACCCGGCCAGGGCGTGCGCGCAACGGATGATGGAGACGGCGAAGCAGCACATGCCGGAGATTCCTATCGCGTTGTGTGGCGCGAAAAAGATCGGGATCGAGGACGTGTTCGTGAAGCAGCCGGACAGTGACATCGGCGGGCGGCGGGCCAAGTTGAAGGCTTACGAGCTGAGCCCGCAGGAATGGACATCCGTCCTCTACCTGGATGCGGATACTGAGGTGTGCGGGGATATCCGATTCTACTTTGAGCTGATCGAGGACGGCTGGGAATTTGTAATCTGCAAAGACCCGCATTTGATGGATACGATGCACGCCTTCCGGCGCCAGAACAACCTGGCGGAGTTGTACGAGACGGAGAGCCAGATCGTGACGCTGCACACGTTGCAGTACAACGGGGGGGTGTGGGCGTTTGGCAGGAACAAGCGGGTGGCGGCGTTTTTCGAGCGGTGGTTGATGGAGTGGGAGAAGCACGCGCAACGGGACCAAGGGGCGCTGATCCGCGCGATGTACACCGATCCGCTGAAGGTGTACGTCCTGGGCAACGAGTGGAACACGTTCGAGAAGTATACGCGGGGGATCGAGACGGCCGGGTTGATGCACTATCCGGGGCGGGCGCGGCGATGGAAGGGGATGATCCCGGGGCGGATCGATTCAGACACGGCGTGGAAGTTTGTGGAGCGTTTCGAGGCGGAGCATCGTGGCCGACGCTAAGCTGAATTTGGGCTGTGGCGGGGACGCCCGCGAAGGATTCGTGAATCACGATTTGCGGAAGCATTCGCCGCGCGTAGACGTGGCTTGGGATTTGAACGATCTGCCCTGGCCGTGGGAGGATGAGAGTTTCGATCTGATCGTGGCTAAGGCGGTATTTGAGCATTTACGGCTGAATTTGTTGGAATCGGTGGGAGAGTGCTGGCGGGTGTTGCGGCCGGGCGGCAAATTGTGGATGAAGTTGCCGCATTGGGAGCACAATAATTCGTACCTGGATCCGACGCATTACTGGCAGTTTGCGCTGCACACACCGGACATTTTCGACCCGGAGACCCGATACGGGAAGCGGTACAATTTTTATACTGAGCGCAAATGGAAGATCGTGAAGGGCCCCAAACTGAACCGGGCCAAGAGCTCGATCATCGTGGTAATGGAGGTACGCAAGTGACGGATCTGGTCGTCACGACGTGCAACCGGCTGCCGCTGTTGAAGCGGACGCTCCAACACATTTGGGAGCGGACTGGTAGCCCGTACCGATTGCACTTGCTGGACGATGCATCGGACGCGCCAACGGTCGAATATTTGCGGCGGCTGAAACACGAGGGCCGAATCGACTCGGTTTATTTTGGCAAGCGGCCGGTGGGGATCCCTGGCCAGTTGGCGCGGATCGTGCGGGTCACGAACACTGATCCGGTGGTGTTTACGGACGACGACGTGTTGTGTCCGAAGCTGACGCCGGATTGGCTGGCGCGGGGACTGGCGGCAATGGCGCGGCACCCGCAGGTGGGCCTGCTGGCGTTGAACGGCCCGCAGTGCAATATTGACGGCAAGCGGGGGGAGATCGTGCCGCGCGGGGAGATCACGTTGTGCAGGAATATTCCCGGCTGGTTCGCGTTCGCGCGGCGGAAGGTGCTGGAAACGTGCTTGCCGGATGATGGGGTTTACTCGCCGGTGAAACAGATGTGCAAGCGGGCGAAAGAGGCCGGCTGGGAGGTGGCGTATCTGACTGAGGTGTATTGCCAGCACATTGGGGCGCGGTCGGTGCGGAACCGGAAAGATTTGCAGCCGGAGCTGGACATGGTGCTGCCGGTCGACCCGGACACTTTGGTGCCTCCGAAGGAGTTCCGGTTTTGATGGCGAAAGCCAAAGTGTTTGGGATCGGGCTGTCGAAAACGGGCACGTCGTCATTGACGGCGGCGCTGAAGCGGTTGGGGTACAAGGCGAAACATTATCCTCATTTGTTCCAGGTGATCGAGACGGCCAAAAAGTGCGACGCCGTGACGGATACGCCCGTGATCGTGTATTTCGAGGCGTTAGACCGGCTATGGCCCACGGCGAAATTTATCTTGACGGTGCGGGACGAGGATGAATGGATCGATTCGTGCCGACGGCATTACGCCAAGAAACCGGTGAGCAAGATCATGGCCTGGAAGCTGCGGAATCGGCGGGCGGTGTACGGGATGAACGGATTCGACGCGGCGCATTTCTGCCAGGTGGCCAGGACCCACCGGAAGCGGGTGGAGGCGCATTTTGCGGATCGGCCGGGGAAGCTGCTGGTGCTGGATATTTGCGCAGGCGAGGGGTACGAGCGGCTGTGTCCGTTTTTGGGATTGCCGGTGGTGAAAGAAAAGTTTCCGCATAAAAACATTGGGAGGACGTCGTGAGCAAAGGAATCATTTTGATAGGCCGGGACGATACGATCGAGGGAAAGGCCAGCAGCTCGGGGCTGGCGGTGGATTGTCCCTCGTACATTCCCCAGGACAAGCTGCCTTTCGATAAAAACTTGATCGTTCAGGCGGGGACGCGGGTGCCGTGGGATTTGTTGCCGGCGGCGTGGCATTTTTTGGAGCGTTGGGATGCGGCGGTCCCGTTGTGGCGGTATGGGGTCACGGCGGCGGATGTAGGATCGGACCAGGAGCGTCGCTTGACCAAAAAAGTGGTGCGAGATCTGCGGGTGCTTTTGCATTCTACCGAGCTGGTATTTGTGAGACGCAACCAGGCGGGCCAGGAGCTGGTTTCTGCGTGGCGGGAAGAGCAAAAAGTGGGGAAAAATCCACGGTTGGCTTTTCTACGGGCATTCTACAGAGTGAAGCCGCGTTTGTGCGTGCTGCCGACGTCGTGGATGGCGGAGATCCGGCAGCGGGAGCGGCAGGAGGCGGTGGCGCATCGAGGCCGGCAGTCTCCAAATGCGGGCCGGCCGCTGGTGCTGGTGGAGCTGGGCCCGGGCCGGTTCGTGAAGTGTCACAAGGGGGATGAGGAGCGAGTGCGGGAGCATTTTGCGCGGCAGCGGGCGGCAGGGCGAGCAGGAAGGGGGCGACGATAATGCCAGTGGTGACGAGCTCGGACAATTGGCCGGTGGATAGCCAGGAGACGCGGAGGAAGCGGGGGCCGCTGGTGAAGGTGGAGATCCGGCCGGGGCAGTTTGTGAAGATGTATAAAGAGGATGCGATCCGGGAGGGACACATGGAGCCGGATAAGAAGAAAAAGCAGCCGCCGAAGGACAAGCTGCGGAAGCCGAAGCGTGACAAGGCTGCTGCTGAGGAGAAAGAGGAAGAGCCGGAGCCCGATGATTTTACGGTGATCTCGGGAGTGGGGCCGGCTACGGCGCGGGCGCTGGTGGCGCATGGTATCGTGACGTTGGAGCAGTTGCGGACGGCCGGGGAGCTCACCTATTTGAACGAGGGGATCAACCGGTCGATCGAGGAGTGGAGGGCAAGCGGTGGAGCCTAGTCGATTCAAAGAGCAGAATGGTTCATTGGGTGCGCCGCAGAATTTCGACCCGGAACAATCGGAGGCGGCCAGCGAGATCGTCTCGTTGCCGGTATTCAGTGATGGAGAGCAGTGCATCTCGTTATGGCGGATGTCGTGGCGGGAGCGGTTGTCGGCGCTGTTGTTTGGACGGGTCTGGCTCCAGGTATTGAGTGGTCCCACGCAACCACCCGTGGCCTTGACGACGGCTCGGACCATTTTTGAGGAGCAGGACGGTGGCTAATTTTGCCGAGGTGGCGGACATCGAGGCGTTCTTGCAGGTGGAGATTTCGACGGCGGTGCAGATCGCCAGCGCCACGCGGGCGCTGGAGGAGGCGACGACGGCGATCAAGAATTACACCGAGCAGTATATCGAGCTGGTGGAGGATGAGGAGATCACGATTGATACGATCGGCGGGACGCGGATTTTCTTGCCAGAATTGCCGGTGGTGTCGGTGGCAAGCGTGATCGAGGACGGAAATACGCTGACAGCGGACGACGATTACAAGCTGGGCCAGCACGGGATTTTGTACCGGATCGGTGGGGACGAATGGCCGGACGATATTCAGGCGGTGACGATTACGTACACACACGGGTACGCGACGATTCCCGACGATATCGTGAAGGTGGCCACCCGGGCGGCGTCCAGGGCGTACCAGGCGGGGTTGAGGGCGGCGGAGAGCGAGGCGGTGCTGGGGGTGGCGTCGAAGTCGTTGGGTGATTTCTCGGTGAGTTTCGGTTCGGAGTCGGGCGGCGGCGTGGGGGAGGGGATCATGGGGGCGTCGGCGGCGCGGTTCCTTTTGATGTCGGAAAAAGATATCCTGGACAAATTCAGGTTGCGGTCGGTGTAAATGAGCGTATTTGAGAGCCTACTGAATAATACGTTTGCGGTCGAGAGGCGGCGGCGGAGCCCGGACGGCCAGGGGGGCTGGGCGATCGATTACGTGGCGATCGGGTCGGTGGTGGGGCGGATGCGGCCGGCCGGGAGCCGGGAGCAGGATATTGCGGATCTGGAGAGCCGGGAGATTACGCACGTGTTGTACGTGGTGGCCAGTGCGAATATTGTGCGGGGGGACCGGGTTAGCGTCGGAGATTTGACGGTGGAGGTGGAGGGGATCCGGGAGCCGTCACTGGCGGGACATCATTTGGAGATCGATTGTAGGGAAGTGCAGCCGGAGCAGGCGGTCGGAGTGGGTAGCTGATGCCGTTGAAATGGACGCCGGATAACGTGAAGCGGGACGTGCTGGAGACGTTGGTGGGCAACGCGGAGCTGGTGGGCCGGTTCGTGGAGTCGGACGCGCGGCGGCGGTTGTTGGCGGTGTCGGATCCTGATTGGGGCGAGGGGCACCGGAATTACGTGGCGCGGCTGATCACGAACGAGGTGGAGCAGGGTCGGAACGAGGTGGTGGTGCGGGTGGGGTTGCCGCCGGGACGGACGACGGCGGAGGGACGGCCGACGCGGCACCTGGGGTATTATATCGAGACGGGGTCGCGTACGGCGGCGGCGCATCCTTTTTTGAGGCCGGCTGTGTTTCAGAATGGGCCTGAGATTGTGGCGTTGTTGAGTGATGCGTGAGGCGTGAAACGTGATGCGTGATTGGGGCTTGCTACAGCGACCTGGTGGCCATCGAGCGGCCCCAAATTCTGCGAATGCAGAGCGTCTGCAAGCAACGAAAATGAGATCCTTCGCTACGCTCAGGATGACATCTTGTTGTTTTGGGGCTGGGTTTGCGGGCTCCGGAGTTTCCGGAATGCCCCAAAAGGTGGCCCCAGTGGAGGTTGATGGTGGCTGAGTTGGCGACCAGGTTGTGGGTGGTGGGGAAATTGGTGCCGGGTGAGATGTGGGAGTTTGTGGGGTTGTTCGACGAGGAGGCGGCGGCGGTGGGGGCTTGCAGGTCTGAGGCGTATTTTGTGGCGCCGGTGAATTTGAATGTTCCGGCGCCGGAGGAACAGACGGTATGGCCGGGGGCTTATTATCCCCTGGCGGCGGACTGTGGTCCGCTGGGAGCTGATGATTTGTGAGCGTTTTGACGCAGGCGATTTACGATCAACTGGTGGCGGATGGGACGCTGGTGGGGTTGCTGGCGACGTATAATGGCAATCCGGCGGTGTTTACGACGGACCCGGCGCCGGGGGATGCTTCGTTGCCGTATATCGTGACGGCGGGGGAGGTGTCGCAGGCGCCGTTCGATACGAAGCTGACGCGCGGGCGGGATGCGATCCGGGACGTGCGGTGTTATGCGGAGGCGGACGGGAGTGTGGTGACGATCGAGGCGATTGCGGAGCGGGTGCGGGCGTTGTTGCACCGGCAGGCGTTGAGCATCGATGGATACGATTGGATTATGTCGGAGTGTACCGGCCCGATCGTGGCTGATGAACTGGACACGTATGGCCGGATTATTAGTGTGAGCGTAGTCGCTCAACAGGAGGATTAGATCATGGGTATGAATGGAACTGACGTATTGCTGCTGGCGAATACCGGGACGCCCAGCGTGCCGGCCTACGCGGCGGTCGGGTCGCAACGGGATGCTTCCATCGAGGAGGCTAACGAGACGATCGACGTGTCGAGCAAGGATCAGCGGGAGCAGCGAGTGCTGCCCGGCCGGTATTCGAGCACGATCTCGTTGGACGCGCTGTACGTGCCGACGGATTCGGCTTACCAGGCGTTGAAGGACGCGATGCGGGACGGGGAGCTGATCCTGGTGGCGGTGGAGCGGGAGGGGACGGTGATCGAGACCTGCGACGCGAACGTGGATTCGATCTCGGAGAGCTTTCCGGACCAGGGCGAGGCGACGATCTCGGTGGCGCTGACGGTGGACGGCGCGTGGACTGAGGTGTCGAGCTAATGGCGGGTGCTAGAGGCGAGGGGACGATTCTGACGGAAGACGGCGAGGTACACGTCCTCTTCACCAATCGAGCGTTGGCCATCGCGGAGCGGGAGCTGGGACGCGGGATCATTGGCGTGCTGGAGGGTTTCACAGACGGATCCAGCGGGATCACTGAGACGGCGACGCTGTTGCGCGTGGGAATGGAATCGGCGCGCCGCGATGCGCGGATTCGAGGACCACGGGTTACGGCGGAAAGGGCTTACGAGATCCTGGACGAGGTAGGGTTCGCGGAGGTGGTCCGTCCGGTGATGGAGGCGGTGGCGGCGGTGATCGGCTACACGCCGGAGGATGGGTCTGTCCAGGAGGACGGGGACCCAAACGTGTGAATGAGCCCCTCGACTTTGAGGGGCTCTTGAAGGATGCGCTGCGCTGTGGCGTCAGTGTCCTGGAGTTTTGGGATTTGACGCCGCGCGAGACTTACATGGCCATTGAGGCGGCGCTGTGGCGGGATCGACGACGTCAGAAACAGGATTTGTCGCTGGCGTGGCACACGGCGGCGTTGACGCGGGTGAAGCGGATGCCGAGTTTGAAGTCGCTGCTGACGTCGCAGACGAAGGCGCGGAGGTTGAAGGGGGAGGAGTTGCGGAAGCGGCGGAGGGAGTTCCGGGAGATGTCGGGGAGTGCGGCCGGTTTGGTGGAGCGGTTGAATGAGGGGTTGAGACGTGATTAGAATTGGCCCCAATTTCTGCGAATACATAATTTTGGACAAGACGACGCGGACTGTGGTCCGCTGAGAGCAAGTTTGAGAGCAAGTTTGAGAGCAGGGTTGAGAGGATCCGGCCCCTGGCCAGCACCACACCGGCCCCAATAGTTGTGCGGATGACAGGATGCGGCTATGAGTAGCCAGCTTGGTGAGGCGTTTGTCCCGATTCGGGCGACGCTGGATAAATTGGATAAGGATTTGGAGCAGGCGCGCGGTAAGGTGCGCGGCGCCATCGGCCGCATTGGGAAGATTGCGGAGGGGTTTGGCGAGGGGGTGCAGACGGCGGGTAAGGCGGCGCTGGCCGGGATGGTGGGGCTCGGAGGCGCGGCGCTGGCGGCGGCGGGGGGGATGGCGGCGCTGGCTGCGAATGCTGAGCCGCTGATTGGCTTGCAGCAGGGGTTTGCGGCGGTGACGGACCGGATCGGGACTAGCTCGGGGACGATGCTGTCGGCCCTCCAGGATGCGAGCGGAGGGCTGATCACGAACCGGGACCTGATGGAGTCGTTTAACAAGGCGGCGGCGCTGGTGAGTGACGATTTTGCGAGCACGTTGCCGGATGCGATGAGCCTGGTGCGGAAGGCGAGCCAGGCGACGGGCCAGGATATGGGGTTCCTGTTCGATAGCCTGGTGACGGGCGTCGGACGTGTGTCACCGATGATCCTGGATAATCTAGGCATACAAATTTCGCTGGCGGAGGTGACGGAGCACGCGGCGGAGATGTTTGGCAAGCAGGCCAGCGAGCTGTCGAAGACGGAGCAGCAGGCGGCGCTGACCGAGATTGTAATGGGCAAGCTGAATGAGACGTATGGGGACGTGCCGGATACGTCGAATACGTTTGCGCGGGCGCGGGTGATGCTGGCGAATTTGAAGGACGAAATCGGATTGAAATTGCTGCCAGTTTTGACGCCGCTAGTGGAGAAGCTGCTGGAAGCGGGTCAGATGGCAGTTCCTATTTTGATGGGGGCGCTGGATAGCATCCTCCCGGTGGTGACCAGTATCGTGACAGCGTTGAGTAATTTCTTTGCGCAGTTGATGAATGGGATCGACCCGATTACGGCGATCGTGGGGCTGATCGGGCAGTTGATTTTCGCGTTCGGCGGGACCAGCGCACAGGTGCAGGCGGTCAATAATTTCGTGTGGGCGCTGGTGGAGAATTTGCGCGGGCTGTGGGATCAGATCACGGTGTTGCTGGAGCCGATTATTGCCTGGGCTGAACAGAATATACAGTTGAAAGACCTCTTGCTGGCCGTTGGGATCGCCATCGCCTCGGTGGTGGTGCCGGCAATCGCTTCGATTATCGCGGCGGTGGCACCGGTGGTGCTGGCGTTCGCCGGACTGATCGCCGCGGTTTCACTGGTGCGCCAGGCGTGGGAGACGGATTGGAATGGGATCCGTACAACGGTTCTCGAATTTTGGGAGAATACGGCCAAACCGGCATTTGCAGAGGTTGTTATGTGGCTGCAAACAAATATCCCGGTGGCCCTCCAGACGGCGTCAAATTTCTGGCAGAATACGCTGAAGCCGGCCATCGAGGCGGTGTGGGGTTTCATCACCGGGACGTTGATCCCGGCGCTGGGGGACGTGGTTTCGTGGCTGGCGACCAACATTCCAGTGGCGATTGAGACGGCTAAAAATTTCTGGGAGGGGACCTTACGGCCGGCGCTCGAGAACGTGTGGAGTTTCATCGACGGGACGCTGATCCCGATATTCGTGGATGTGGTGGCATGGCTGGACACGAACATTCCCGTGGCTATCGATACGGCAAAGGATTTCTGGGAGAATACGCTGCAACCGGCGCTCGAGAACGTGTGGAGTTTCATCGACGGGACGCTGATCCCGATATTCGAGGATGTAGCGACATGGCTGGGGACGACGATCGTCGAGGTTGTCGGGGATGCGAAAGATGCGTGGGAGAACACGCTGAAACCGGCACTTGAAACGGTGTGGAATTTCATATCAAATAACGTGATTCCCATTCTCGAGGACCTAGCGAGCTTTTTCACCGGCACGTTGATACCGGGGATTGCTGACCTGGCTTCTGCATTGGAGGATACGCTTAAGGGGGCGTGGGAGCGGGCGATGGGTGTGCTGCAATGGGGGAATGACAATGTACTGGCGCCATTACAGGGAGCATTCGACGGAATCAGGAGTGCGGTACAAAAAGTCGTGGACTGGGTCCAGAAACTGGCGGATAAGATAGGGGGAATCAGTTTGCCGGATTGGCTGATTCCTGGCTCTCCTACGCCGTTCGAGATTGGGCTGCGGGGTATTGCGGATGCCCTGCGGGAGGTTGACCGGGAGTGGAGCGGATTGAAGCCGCCGCAGTTTGACTTGGAACAGTCGGTGGCCACGATGGACCTGGCGGCGAGGGATATGATTCCAGCCGGGAATAGTATCTCGTATACGTCGGAGACGACGATTCACACGGACCGGGACCCGATGCGGGTGTTGCGGGCGAGCCGGCACCTGGACAAGTTGGGAGCGTTGACATGATCGGTTTGACGGCGACGGTGGCGGGGGTGTCGTATGATTTGAATGATGGCGTCGAGATCCGGCTGTTGGATTGGGATTTGAGTTTGCCCCCCGCGCGGCGGTTGAGCCAGCGGGCGCCGGGGCAGTTGGGTGACACGGATCTTGGGTATCGAGGGGACCCGCGGTTTCTGGATTTGTTCTGGGCGATCGATGGGGCTAACTCCTCGGGATACCGGGATCTGCGGGAGACGTTTTTGACGGTGTTTCTCCCTCGGGCGGAGGATGCGGTGGTGTTGACGTTCGATTTTGGCGGGGGGATCGAACGGGCATTGGACGTGCACCTGGACGGGGAGCTGCTGTGGAGCGACCGGGTGCGCTGGGTGGAGAAGGTGAGCGGGGTGTTCAAGGCGAGCGATCCGCGGCTGTACGACCCGGATATCAATACGGTGCAGTTCAGCCTGGTGGGGGCGGGCGGCTCGGCGCTGGGATGGGAGATACCGTGGGAGATACCGTGGGAGATTGGGGCGGCGACGTTGTACGACACGGCGAGTATCTCGTATGCGAGTGCGAGCAGGCTGGCGGCGCCGGAGTATCCGGTGATCCAGATTGTGGGCCCGATCTCGAATCCGGTGATCACGAACCAGACGACGGGCGAGGTGATCGATTTGAGCGGGGGTGACGGTCTGTCGCTGGCGGATAGTTCGGAGTATGTGGAGATTGATCTGGATAATGCGCCGCGCCGGGATGCGAAGACGATCCGGGACCAGGATGGTGATTCTGTGGATCAATATTTGACGACGGATAGCGACCTGGCGACGTGGCATTTGGCGCCGGCGGGGGAGCGGCTGGCGGACGACAGTTATGCGACGGGGACGAATGTGATCGTGGTGGAGGGGGATGACGTGACGGCGGATACGTTGGTGACGATGCGGTATTACGACCGGTACTGGGGTATTTAGTCAGTCAAACGTGATGCGTGTCCTTCGACGGGCTCAGGATGTGTATCCTTCGACGGGCTCAGGATGATATACTTATTTTAGTTTGTTGGAAGGTTGGGAATTATGACTCAGAAAAGTTGGCCCTGGGACACTAATCCTCCGGGGGGCGGGACTGGCGATGGGGCTTCGGGGTTGAATGAGGCCAGTTCGCGGGAGTTTTTGGCTCTGTATACGCAGATTCAGGATCCGACGACCGAGGGCGTGTTTAAGGGGGTGCTGAACGCGCTGGAAGTGACCGGCGCGGCGTCGCCGCTGTCGGTCGCTACGGGGTCGGCGGTGTGTTACGGCTTGTACATCTCGGATGCGGCGGAGTCGCTGGCGGTGTCGACGCCGGCGGCCGGGACGACGGGCGGCCGGGTTGTGCTACGGACGACGTGGGCAGGGCAGCCTACGGATCCGGCCACAACGCGGCTGGCGGTGAAGACGTCGGCGGACGGGGTGGCGGCGATCCCGGCAGTGACCCAAAACGAGGGTACGGTGTGGGAGATCAGCCTGGCGACGTTTACTATCACGACGGGGGGCGTGATTACGCTGACGGATGACCGGACGTTCCGGAGCGTGACAGGGATGGTGGATACGGCCGAGATCGAGGATGAGGCGGTCACGGCGGCGAAAATCGAGAACCGGACGCGAAAGTTTTTCGTGCCGTGCATCGGCGGATACGACGACACAAACAACAATGAAATAGACATGGACGACAATGGATTTATCGGCTGGCCGATGGCCGATACCGTGTGGTCGCAAATGCACGGATATTTTTACGTGCCGACGGATTATGCGTCCGGGATGACGGTGACGGCGCTAGTGTACACCAACACGGCCGGGAATGCGTATGCGCAAAATAGCATCACCTACGGCGCGGATGGTGAGGATTACAACACGCACACGGACGAGGCGGCGATCGCGGCGGTGGCGTTGTCGGCGAATGAGTTGTCGGAGATTTTGACAGAGACACTGGCCAACATCGCGGCGGGGGATTATGTTTCGTGCAATTTTTACAGGGTGGCTAGCAACGTCGCAGATACGATCGCGGACGATGTGTATTTGCGAGGCTGGCTGGTGGAGTATACGGCGGATAGCTAGTCTATGAGCTATGAGTTGTATTTGCGGCAATATGAAAAGACCGGAGCGGTGAAGCACGCTTACGTGCCGGCACTGTGGGCGCGTTACACAGAGAGCGTGAATGATCAGTATCCGCTGGTGTATGCGTTGAATTTCGACGCGGACGCGGCGCAGGATCTGGCGGAGTTTGACGTCGTCGAGGTGTTGGTGCGGAATCAGGCGCTGGGTATCGACGATTTCGAGCGGGCGTTTGTCGGGATCGTGCGGGATTGGGCGCCGCAGACGGACGAGGACGGGATTACGAGCCTGGTGGTGACGGCGCCGAATGAGAAGTCTATTTTGTCGTGGCGGCACGTGTTATGGGCGGCGGGGACGAATAGACGCAGTGATTACACGGGGGTCGAGGCGGAGACGATCATGAAGGAGGTTGTCGAGTACAATTTCACGGCTGACGCCTCGGTGGCCAACGGGCGGTGGCGGGAGGGGGATCTGGCGGGGATGGGGTTGCGCATCTCGATTGCGACGGATCAGGCCAGGGGGAATACGCTCTCGGCAGCGTTCATGGGTAAGAATTGCTTGGATATTCTGCAACGAATCGCCGTCCAGGGGGGCGGCGATTTTGATCTGGCCTGGCAGGGATATGACAGCGGATCGGGGTACAACGAATGGGAGTTTGAGTTTTATCCGGATCAGTTGGGGGAGGATAAGTCGAGCGGTGCCAGCCGGGTTTTGTTCGCGCTGGAGAACAATACGATGCGGGAGCCACGGCTGCGGCGGATGGGGGCTGGGGCGACGGTGGCTATCGCGGCCGGGCAGGGGGAGGGCGCGGCGCGGGATACGAGCGAGGTGGAGGGCCCGGATTACGCGGCGGATTATGACATCGAGACGTTCGTGGATGCGAGGAGCGAGGATACGGCGGCTGGCCGGGAATTCCGCGGCGGGAAACGGCTGGATGAATTGCGGGTGTGGAAAGAATTGACGCTCGGGGTGCAACAGACGGGGGATATTTTCTACTCACCGGTGGACGTGACGGGCCGGAAGACGTACCGGGCGGGGGATCTGGTGCTGGTGAGTTACGCGGGCGTGGAGCAGGTGCGGAAAATTACGAGAGTGAGGGTGGATTGGGACGTGGCGCAGTCGGACAACCGTTTCAGTGTGGAGGTGGAGGCGCGCGAGTGCGATGAATGAGCTGTCGGATTTGCTGAGCGGATTTACAGAGCGGTTCCAGGACGTGGAGCGGCGGCTGATCGACCTGGAGACGCTGGAGGGCATTCCGGCAGGCGGGACGGCGCCGGCGGATGCGCCGTTCGTGACGGTGGCCAACGACGCCGGGCTGACGCACGAGCGGGCACTGGCGGCGACGTTGCCGCTGGAGCTGGCAGACGGCGGCGCGAATGGGTCGCTGACGGTGCAGTTTGAGGATCAGGCGGCGAACACGGTGCTGGCGGGGCCAGCGGCCGGGGCGGACGCGGCGCCGGATTTCAGGGCTCTGGTGGCCGGGGATGTGCCGGCGCTGGGTGGGACGCCGGCGCTGACGCTGGGGACGGCGAACTCGCCTGGGGTGGCGACGACGTATATCCGGACGGATGATACGATTTTGGTGTTCGATGCGACGAATCCGGCGCAGTTGACGCCGGATATTGCGGCGGCGCCGGGCAGCGCGTCCGTGGCGGCGCGCAGGGACCACGTGCATAATGTGCCGGCGGATGCGCCCACGGGCACGATCACGGAGGCGACGGCCAACGCGGAGGGGGCAGCGGCTTCCTTTGCACGCAGCGATCACACGCACGATATCGACGTGAGCGCCACACGCGCCCCGGCCGATGCGCAGTACGTGGTGTTGGCGCTGGATGGGGCGCTATCGGCGGAACGGGTGCTGGTTGCTGGGGACGGGCTTGATCTGACGGACGGCGGCGCGAATGGGAACGCAACGCTGACCGTAGATGTAACAGATTTTATTGGCGCTGGATTGGATGAAACGGCTAATAATATCTTTATCGGCACGCCCAGCGCAGTGACGGTATCATCAGCAAGCGGTGCATCGGGCACAACGCATACGCACGCCGCCACCACCAGTTCAAGCCCCGGCGCGGCGGCCAGTATCCTGGCAAGTGCTGCGGATGGCGGTCTGCAACTGTTGCGGTTGGGGATAGGCGCTGATCCTGATACCAACAACCGGCTGACAATTGTAGATGGCGGCACGCTGGGCAATGGCGTCCTTTTGACATTTGATGACACCGGGAATAGCCTTGAGTTGACTGGCGGAGCTCTGCATTTGTACAGCGGCAACGACTTGGTTGGCTACAGTGACGCTGGCACGACCGAGACATTACGATTGGATACCAGCGCGGGTTATATCGGAGTGGCAGATAGGCTGTACCATACTGGCGACACAGATACATATCTCGCATTCACTAGCGACAAAATCACGCTGCGCGCCGGCGGGCTGGATATGATCGAGATTGTCGAGGGCTCCAGCGACTATGTGCTCTTTAATGTAAAAGCTGATCTCGACGGCAATATCCTAACTCTGGACGCAGGCGGTGGAGCAGGGCTGTGGGGCTCGGCGCCCAATGTGATTTCCGTGATCCTGGGGGGCACGGTTGATTTTACTTTTTCTGCAAATGAATTTAACATATTGACCGGCAGCCGTATTGATCTGCAATCCGGTTCATGGATCAGTATGGCGAACGGGACGTATATCGGCAATTCGAGCGCCGGACCTTTCCTGACCTTTGATAATAGCGCTAATAGACTCGAACTAGCAGGTGGGGAGATGTCATGCTACAGCCAGGATCTGGTATTGTATTCTGATCTTGGCACGACGGAAAAAGCACGTATTGATGCGTCGAGTGGCGATATTACATTGGCCGACGGGGCCAGCATCGGCAATAGCGGCGGGCCGACGATTACGTTTGATGATACGAATGATTATTTTGAGTTCAGTGGCGGGGATGCGTTGATTGGCCCAACAGCTCCGTACACAAGAAGTGTATTCTCGGATAGAGTAATAGCCGTTGGTGCAACTGGGGCATCTGAAAGAGCGCAACTGGAAATTATAGGCAATCTTACTAATGATGCGCTGGTGGCTGGAATATCGTTCCACAATACTTCGTCTAGCGCATCCGACAAGAGGATATCGCAAATAAGCGTAAGGCGCGATGGAGACAACGATGCAGGCCGTATTAGATTTTCGACCTGGAACTCTTCCGCGACCGCTCAGAATGTATTAGACATTACATCAAACACGAATATTGGCATCAATACTACGTCACAATTCGGCTCCGGCGCGGGCGTCATCGGGCTAGCCAACGCTGGCACGAATCCGAGCAGCAATCCGACCGGCGGCGGGGTGTTGTATGCTGATAGCGGCGCGTTGAAATGGCGCGGCAGCAGCGGGACCACAACTACCATCGCCAACGCCGAACCACACTGTCCGGTGTGTGGCCGGGACGCTGTGATGGAATGGCGCAACGATGACCAGGCGTGGCACATTGAAATGTGCGTGTGGTGCCTGGCAGATGAGTTGGGGCAGCGCAATTGGATAAAGAAAGAGCAGTTACATGCCTGATGAGATGAGATACTATCCCCTCACTGGCGATCAGTGGGGTTTGTTTGTGGATGGGACCGAATTAGTTTTTGATACAATAGTGGAGGTAATGAGATCTATGAGCAAAATTACATTTGCTTCTCAGGCGCAATCGGCGGCGGCTCGGTTGGCGGCGGTGATTGATGATCTGGAGAGTTTGAGCAGTGTGTATTACGACCGGGGATATGATAGCGGCGGCGCCGACGCGATCGCTGACGCGGACGTGGAGGCGCTGGGCTTGGCTGCGGCTGAGCTCACTGCGTTCGTGACGATGGCGGATCAATTGACGAATTTTAGAGATAATCTCGCTGTTACGACAGGAGATTATGGAGCGACGATAAATCAAGTGAGGGACGACGTATGAAAAATGATAATGGCGCGGCGATAGATGGGGTTGCAAGGAAGCAGTTGATCGAGAATAAGATCACGTTGTGGCGGAATACGATTTATGATGCGGAGTTGGACGCGCGGGTGGCGGATGCGTTGGGTAAGGAGGCAGCGTCCGAGCAGGCTCAGGAGCGGATGAAGGAGGCGATGCAGGCGGTGGAGTTGCTGGAAGGTATGTTGGATGAGTTGGAACGTGAAGCGGAAAAACCTGTCAGGTCCAAAAACCAGACCTGACAGGTTTTTGGGCCTTGAGCTGGCCATCGATGGCGAGCTCAGCGCCCCAATTTTTAGTTGCAGGGGATCTGGGCGAGTATTATTATCCAGGTGATGATGATCAGGGTGATGAGGGTGAGGGCGGCTATTAGGAAGGCGGGGTCGGCCCACCAGGGGGTTGGGTCGTGGCGGGGGCGCGGGTTTCTGGGTTTGGGTAGTTTTTTGCGGGTCATTTTTGGCCTTTCGTTTGTAGGTGTTGTTTCCAGAGGGTGTGTTGGTTTTGCCAGAGGATGGCGATGGGTCGCCAGCCTCGGGCGGTGTGGTCGGGCAGGTCCTCGTAGAGGATGGTTTTGATTTCGATCTCGCCGGGTCGGGGGATCGGTAGGGGGAGTTGGGTTTTTCCGTTGGTTTTGCTGTTTTTGGCCATTTTGGTTAGCGCCCCGTCGTGGGTTAGCAGTGACTGCTCCCCCCACTTACGTGGGGGGTTTCTTTGGGTCGGCGCTGGCGTCGACGTCGGCCGGATCTGGCCCCAAACGGGCCTGGAGCCAGGCGGGGAGGGCGATGCCGGGTAGGGGTTGCTGGCCGGGGATGTAGCGGGCCTGGATGTGGAGGTGGCAACGCTGGCAGAGGGCGACGAGGTTGGCGTTGGTGCAGTTGGCTTTGTCGCCGTCGAGGTGGTGGACGGTGAGGATGTGGTTGGTGGCGGGGTCGTGGGGATGGCCGCAGTGTTCGCAGTGCCAGTTGGCGGCGTTTTTGATGCGGGTGGATATTTCTTTCCAGTTGGGCGGGTAGTCGGACATGGTTCATCCTTTTTCTGGGTTAGCAGTGACTGCTCCCCCCTCTCACGAGGGGGGCTTCGTTTGCGGCCCCGAGTTGGTCTATTGTACCATATTTTAGGTCATTTGTTCTTTTTTTGTGGTTGTGGTATGATTTCGGCGCGGCTGGTGTGAGTTTTGTCCTCTCCCCCCCAGGAGCTCACACCCGCCGTTTTTCGTTAGATGATCCCGGCCAGGGCGAGGACCACGAGGACGACGAGGATGGCGAGGAAGATCAGGTCGCCGGCGCCTCCGGGCCGGGGTTTTGGTTGTTCCTGGATCTCGATGTATTTTTTGGTGTTCCCTGGGGCCGGGCTGGGGCTGGCCAGGGCCAGCCAGGTGAAGAAGGCGAGTATGAGTCCGGCGAATATGGTGCTGGGGGTCATGGTTATCCCTTTCCGTTCTCTTTTGTGTCGATTGTCTCTCCCAGGTTGCGCTGTACTACGTCCACGGGCTGCACCCGGGGAAGATGAATGTCGATGTTGCCCCAGGCGTCGACGAGCCCCCAGAGTTGGGCCAGGGTGAGGGCCATATTGCGGCAATCCTGTGTGAAGCCGCCGTAGCGGGACATGGACCAGCATACGGTCTCGAGGTCGCGTTTTAGGTCGTTTTGGCTTTTCATTTGATGCGTTTCCTCCTTGTGTGAAACGTGAAACGTGAAAAAGATAGCCGAAAAGCGGCTTTTTCACGTTTTTCACGTGAAAGTTTCACGTTTCACGTTTTTTACCAGTCTTCGGATTCGAGGATCTGGCGGATCTGTTCGAGCCGGTATCCGGCGCGGTAGCCGAATATGGCTTCTGAGATGGCGCTGTTGCTTTCGCCAGCGGCCCAGAGGTCGCGGATTTGCTCGATCTGGGCCTGGGTCAGGGTGGTGTCGGGTTCAGGCTCGGGAGCGGGCGGGTCGGGCAGGTCGTGGGCCGGGCCGCCATTAGACAATGCAGCTTCGAGTTGCTGGCGGCTGACGTAGGGGCCCTGCAGCTCTTGGAGCTCCTGGCCAGTGAGCTGCGCGACCATCCTCCCCTTCTGTTTGAGTTCGTTGGCGCTTTTGTCGTCCAGGACGACTCGGCTGGACGTGGGGGAGGTGCGGAAGCAGAGGCGGCTCGAAAAGTTGTCCCGGACCTGGGTGGGGATGACGCGGTGGTTGGCGGATTGGCCGGCGACCACGACGTAGACGCCGTATTGGCGGGCGGTCTGGACGGCGACGCGCAACGGGTCGCCCACCCCGGATTCGTTCATGAGCGCGGTTCCCTCGTCTACCACTACGAGCAGGGGGGGCAGGCCGGCGCCGGTGGCGCGGTTGTAGTCGACGATGTTGGCGGCGGTGGGGGCGTTGTTTTCGTAGGCTTGCTTGCGGCTGGTGATCTCGGTGCTGACGGCCTGGAGCATTGCGACGGCTTGGGGCAGTTCGCGGGCGATGGGCCAGCGGAGTTTGCCCCAATGGCGGAGGACGTTGAACTCGCTGCCATAGCAGTCGATGAGGGCGACCTCGACGGGTTCCTGAGCCAGGGCGATCTGGTAGAGGAGGGCGCGGAGCCAGACGGATTTGCCCCAGCCGGAGGCGCCGATGACGAGGCTGTGCATGAGGTCGTGGATAGATAGCGTCGCCAGGTCGAGGCCGTCAGTGGTGGGGCGGGCGCCGATGATGAGGTCATCGATGGTGGCGCGGCGGTCGCGTAGGACGTCGGCCAGGTTGACGGCGCTGGGCCAGGGCTGGCCGGGGTCGTCCAGGGCGTCCTGGATGGGCTCGGGGAGGGCCCGGGCGCGGCCGTCGCCGCCGGCCTGCATTGCAAGCAGGGTTTTTTGGATGGTGTTGAGCCGTTCCAGGACGGGATCAAAGTAGAGGTTGATCTCCTGGGTGAAGGCGGCACGCGAATCCAGGTCGCGGTAGACGCGGCCGTCGTAGGCGATGCCGCCGCGGCCGTTGCGGTCGGGCTGTAGGATGCGGATGGATTCCAGGCGCTGGCGCTGTTCCTCGGCGCGCCAGACCTGGGCGCGGTGTTTGGCTTGCCAGTAGCGTTCTTGGGCGCGGTCGTATATGTTTTGGATCAGGTAGGTGCTGGCCCAGGTTAGGGCACCGGCACCGGCTGCGGTTAGGATTAGTTCTAGCATCGGGTTACACCCCCTCTAGACGATTTGTCTTTTTTGGTTAGTTTGATATACTGGGGATGACGGGCGAGAGCTCGTCATCGTTCTGGCGGGCCAGCTTGGGTTACACCCCCTCGGCTGGCCCGTTACTTTTTACAATAGTCGCAGAGCCAGCCGGTTTGTTTGGGTCGGCGGAAGATTGATTTTAGCCGGTTGATTAGGCGTTGGATTTGGTTCATGTTATGTCTCTACGCGCAGAAACGGATATAGCTGTCCGTATTGATCTTCTGAAATCAGGTATCCGCTGTTCTCCAGCGTGGCCAGTCGCCCGGCGACGTCTCTAGGATCCAGGCCGACTGATTGTGCCAGCATTCTGATCGTCGCGCCGGGGTTGTCCTCCAGAGTGTTCCATATTTTTTCTACCATCTCACGATTTATCTGAGACATTGTATTTAGCCTCTCCAAGCGTGGATCTGGCGATCCACTTTGAGCATGTTCTGTAGAGGCCGGCGCGGGAGCGCCGAACGCGCCGGCCTGCGATAGAACAGCCAGATGTTGAATTTTACAACTTTTTGCTTGGACGCGGCTCCTTTCTTGTGGCTAGCAATACGATATGACGCTCCTAAAGGCAGCAGGGCGGAGTTGAACCGCCGATACCCGGCTGCTGCCGTGACTCTCTGAGATCGTTTCTGAGCGGCTAAAACGTGGTTGCGGCACCCAGTACGCCTATTTTGGCAGAAACGATCTGGGAGAGCGCAGTCCGCCAGCGGTCCGCCAGCCTCCGCCAGCAAGTCCGCCAGCCTCCGCCAGCAAGTCCGCCAGCCTCCGCCAGCAAGGCGGGACTTTTGAACGGCGAAAACTGGCGGAAATTCTGCGGTCATTTTTGGGCCTCTGATCCGATAGCTACGAAAAGGTCACAGGTGCGGCGAAAATGGGCTTGTCCGTCGGCTCCGAAGTCTCTGATTATATAGTCGTTGCCTTCGCGTTCGCACAGCCATCCACCGGATATGCGACAGTAGTGGCGACAGAAGCCACACACGGCTGGAATGGTGGAGCGAGCATTTTTGGGTTTTGCGAGTTTGGCGGTCATTGTGTTTCCTCTACTTCGAGCCACCAGTCGTTGGGGTTGTCCATTTCCACCTTGAAGGTGATGCGGCCCTGATCGTACAGGTCGGCGGCCCAGCGGAGAAGGGCGTGGGCGACGCGGGACGGGTTGTTTTGGCGTAGCTCCAGGACGGCGATGCGTTTTAGGTTTTCGATGGTTTCCTCGTCGAGGTCGTAGGTGGCCTTGACGCGATTTTCCTCGGATGGGTAGCGGGGCCGTTTGCGGCTGCCGTTGGCTGTGGGTTGGGCCTGGGGCCCGGGCTGTCCCTTGCGCAGGACCTCGGGGAGCTCGACGAGGGGCTCGGATTGCTCGTCGGCGCCGGCCCAGGTGTCGGCGATGGAGCGGCGGTTTTTAGTGGCCATTGGTTACCTCCAATACTCGGAAAACTAGGTTGGCGTATTCTTCTGCGGCGCGGGATCCGGGTGCGTATTCGAAAATTGATTGTGAGTGGGCGGGGCATTCGCGCAGTACGACGGCCTGGTGAATGGGGTCGAGGATCAGGTCGCCGTAGATCTGGCGCAGGTCCTGGAGCATGGTTTTGGATTCGTTGGTTCTTTCATCCAGGAACGTGGGCAGGATGCCCAGGACGCGGCCGGTCCAGCCGGTGCGGTCGATGCGGTCGAGGGTGGTGGTGACGGCGGTGATGCCTTCGGCCGACATGATGTCGGTGGAGGCGGGGATCAGGACCAGATCGGCGGCGAAGAGGGCCATCTCTTGGAGGCCACCGACGCTAGGGGCGGTGTCGATGATCAGGAAATCGGGGCTGCCGTTGGGTAGGTTGCGGTCGATGATGCTTTTTAGGACGCGGATTTCGCCGTGGTGTTCGGTGGCCAGTACGAGCTGGGCGGTGCCGGTGCGCTTGTTGCCGGGGACCAGGTAGAGATTAGGCCGGCCGGTGGTGCGCAGGCAATCGCGCAGGGCGCGGCCGGTGAGCAGGTCGAATACGGCGGACTCTTGGCGAAGGCCCAGGGCGGTGGCGCATTGGCCCTGGGGATCGAGGTCGACGATCATGACTTCGTGTCCGCGCAGGGATAGGCCGTGGGCCAGGGATACGACGGTGGTGGTTTTTGCTACGCCACCCTTTTGATTAGATACTGTTATTACTTGCATTTGTTTCCTCCAGGTGTATAATGTTCTAGAACCTCTTGCAGGGTTCCTTCCAGGTCGGGCGCGCCGTAAACCCACACGACGCGCCCGGTTTTTATGTCAGGCTTTTTTTTGGGATGGGTTTGCCGTCGCCGGCCGGGTTGTAGGGCCAGCCCAGCGCCAGGAATCCTTCGGATGTTATCCAGATCGGCTGGTCGATCAGGCCGGTGTATTTTATGCCGAGGACGTAGTTGGTTTCGGCGGCACCCAGTCCGATGGCCTGGCAGACGTCGATCAGGAGCGCGGTTTGCTCGAATGTCATGCCTTTCTGTTCTTCGTCGAGCTCTTTGCGCAGGTCTCTGAGATTGCAGATCACGTTTACGAGGTTCATTGGGTTTCCTCCAGTTCTACTCTAGGCCAGTCGTCGATGAACATTGCTATTCTATCGAGGTCCCAGCGGCGTTTGTTTAGCCATTTTTCTAGCCGGTTGGCTACGTCGTCCAGGTGCTCCCAGCGGCGGCGGTTGTCGGCGAGGCGGCGGGCTTCGGCCTGGCGGGCGGGGTCGACGCCGACGTATTTTTTGCGCTTGCCGTCGGGGCCTTCGTAGCCGCGGCCGTCGCGGCAGGCGCGGAAGTACATGTAGAGGTAGCGCGGCTCGGAGTCGTTGCGAGATTGCCAGCTCTCGGTTGGAATGCCGTCGTACATGCCGGCGGCTTCGATGTTGGCCATCTCGGCCCGGATGGCGGCCAGGTGGCGGGCGGCGGCGCGCATTTCACGTTGGATCTGGGCGTGCAGTTCGGTTAGTTCTGATACGTCAGTTGTTTTCATCGGGTTCCTCCGGGCCGGACATGGCTGTCCGGCTTACGTCTAACGGCTCGGCTTCGGGCCAGACGTGGCGGCGGTAGCGGGTGAGCTCTTCGATCAGGAAGCCGAGGGTGTCGGGGCTCTTGAATCTGAGGAGCAGGGGCGGGACGTCGCCGTCGTCGGGGAAGATGGTGAAGATGAGGTGGACCTGCTCGGGGGGGAGCTGGGCCCGGGTGTCGGGGCACCAGGCGGCTATTTTGACGTCGGGTTGGCCGACTTCGATGAAGAAGCCGTCCAGGGGTTCGGGTTGGTTGCTGCGGGTGGTTTTGCCTCTTGCTTTGGTCATTTTGTTTTCTCCTGGCCGGACATGGCTGTCCGGCTTACGTTGTTTTGCCAGGACTGCTCCAGGGCTATTTTGGAGGTCCAGCAGAGGTCGAGCAGGATCATGCTTTCGCAGAGTTTGCAAAGCAGGCTGCCGGATTGGCGGTTTGGCGAGTTGCAGATTAGGCAGTTCATTTTGTTCCTTTCTGGGCCGGACATGGCTGTCCGGCCTACGTTTGTTACCATTGGATGTAATCGCTGTATTTTCCTTCGATGTATCTATGGCGGTCGTTGGTGGGGTTGGGTTGGTCGTCGGGATCGGGTGGTGAGTCGCCGGATAGCATGCAGTGGAACTGGAAGCGGGTGGTTTGCTTGTTGGGGCTGTCGTAGGGTTCGATGCCGGCCTGGCGGGCGGCGGTGTGAGCGCGGACGTAGTCGGCGGTGATCCAGGGTAGGGAGATGAGTTCGGGCCAGCGGTTGCGCCAGGCGCCGGACTCGGTCAGGGCCGCCTCCAGATCTGGGTCGATGGGCTGTTCTTCTGAAACGTCTCGGGGAGACACTTCAGCTTGTGAAACGTCCGCATGAGACGTTTCAGCCTGTACTTTACTACTACTTTTATGTTCTTTTTTAATCTCTATACATGTAGTAGTAGTATAGGGGCTGAAACGTCTGCATGGAGACGTTTCAGCCCCTGAAACGTCCGCATGAGACGTTTCAGCCGCCCCAACGCTTTTGGCCTGTGGATAACCCTGTGGATAACCCTGTGGATAACCCTGTGGATAACTTTCCGATCCGGTGCGGGCTTGGATTTGCGGCCGGCCGGCCTCGAGCTGCGGACGCGGGCCGGCTAGCAGGCCATCGAAGCCGGGCAGGTGGAGCTGCCCGGAGGGCAGACACCAGCGCCGGTAGTGCGGGCGTTCGACGTAACCGGCGTCGAGCAGTTGGTTTAGTGCGTCGCGTATGGTGTTGTGGCTGTATTTTAGTTCGTCTGCCAGGAACGATTGGGTGACCGGCTTCTTTACGCGGAGCATGGCTAGCATAATGATCAATGGGGCGGGGTCGTTTCTTAATTGACGGATGTCGTCGAGGGCCGGATCGGGCCGTGATGGGCGGGTCATCAAGGGGCCTCCTGTCTAGAATAAGCCTACGTCTTCTATGCGGTGTTGGTCTGTTTCGTCTTCGGGATTGACGAATTTGCCGCTTTCGTCTACCTGGTCGTTTAGTTGGTCCAGGCGTGTTTGCAGCTCGGTGAAGTCTCCGTCGGAGAAGTCCCAGCAGTCGCGGATTGAGCGGTTGGTGTCGACGAGGCGATTGGCGATATGACGGGCGGTGGGCAGGCGATGCCAGTCGCCGGCGTTGCCATAGATGGGCCGGATGCCGCCGGGGATGTAGGCTCCGCGCGGTATGATGAGGATGAGGGAATCGTCGGGTCCCCAGTAGGCGATCCTTGCTCGTTGGGTGCCGTCGTCGATGGGTGCTGGCATGTCTTCACGCTCGAAAGCGTTGTTGATTTGTTCGTTGACCTGGGAGATGACGCTTTCCCAGGCGGCGGTCTGGGCGCTGGCGAGGTCGTCGGGCCCGGGATCGTCACTGTCGACGATGACGGGCTGGCTGCGTTCGATCTGGATATTGCCGTGGTTGCCGTCGGATATAACTCGTTTGAATGATATGTGTCCGTAGGTGGTGGGGGAAGATGTGTGTCCGTTGCTCATGGTATTGCTCCTTTCGGTAAAAAATTGTAGAATGGGACTTGGATAGGGATTTGGCGGGCCGGAGGCTG